AAATGACGAGTTTCGTCAGTTTTTTTGTTAGCCATAATATGTTTCCTCCACGTTATTTAACATACTTCGCGTATTCTTCAAGTGGCACACCAAGTTTTTTAGCAATTGCGACCTGCGAAGGTGTGAGTTTCACAGACTTGCTGCGTCCATTTTTTGCGCTGCGTTTGGCAGAAGCAACCGTTTGAACGGATCGGGTTTTAGTTCCTGAGTCCTCATTAAATTTATGAGGAAACTCGTTTCTAATTCTTTTATCTATCTCAGTATAATATTCATCAGCATTAGGATCAAATCCTTCTTCAATTAAATCTTGATGAATAGCAAAAGAAGTCATAGTCATAGCACGATCTTGACCAAACCATTTATTATCCTCAGCCCAATCTTGAGCTTTTGGATCAGGGTCTGGGTACTGAACTGGCTGTTGCGTTGAAGTTTCTTGTTTAGTTTCAGAAGGCACTTCAGTTTCTTTTTCTTTAGTAGCCTTCTCCCTTGCTTTATTAAGTTCTGCCACACGCTGTGCTTCACCTGCCAATACAGCCAGCCTTTGTTGGGCGTCTGTTTGTTGGTCAATATCGTTAGCTTCGTTGGCTGCTCTTAAATCATTTTTAGCTTTTTCTGTTTCTGCTGTTATTCTATTTGCTTCAGCTAAAACATAATTGCCATCTAATTCTTCGGTCTTCGTTTTTAACGTTTGATTTTCAGTCTGCACATTTTGTGCAAACTCAGTCGCCGCTTTTTCACGACGTTCTGCTTCACGTAACTTTGCAGTTAATTTATCAATACGTTTTTGAACACCTTTACTATATTCTTCGTGTTCAGTTTCTTCTTTCGCTACTACTGCTTCTTCCTCTTCCTCTTCGTCTTCTTCGTCTATTCCTTCTTCGTCATCTATTATTTCTGGTTTTGAAGTTTTGATAGTCTCTTGTTCAAGTTCTACCTCGACTTCTTCACCGTCTGTATCTATAGGCACAAGCTCATCAGCTTGGCTTAAATTTTTAAATTTAGTTTCTGGCATGGTTCCTCTCCATGTAGTTAAAAGTTATGCAGAATTGCTTCTGGATCCGATACTGTAGCAATAATTTCATCATCGTTCAGTATTTTTATTTCTCCACCCTCTATATCAATCCGCGAACCGGCATAACGTGCATACAGCACCCAGTCACCTTCTTGACACCAAGGACCTGAAGAAAATCGTTCACCTGTGTAAGCCATTGGGCCTACTTTTAAAACGTAACCTAACACGGTAGCTGCTTGTTGTCGATCAAGCGCTTTGTCTACTAGATGAATACCACCGTCGGTTACCTTTTTTGTTTTGAATGGTAAGACCATCAAACGCCAGCCGGTTGGTGCTGGTAATTGGTCTATTACACTTTTGTCTAATTCTTCTGGACTAAGCGAAGCAGCTTCATTTTTCTTTTTGCCTTTGTACGCTTTTTCAAGAGCGCTTTTGCTTTCGGTTTCTTCAGCCCATTTCTTTTCTAGTGTGGTTTTAGTCATCAAACGTCTCCATGTTTTTTAATAAGTTTCTAATCTCTTCTTTAACAAAATTCAACGCTTGAACTTGACCGACTAAATTTTTGTAATGCTCGTAGTCTTTTATTTCACCACCGAGCATTATGTCTTGTATTTGTTCCTCTCTTTTCGAGATAGCGCGCTGAACTAATTGCGCGAAATTAAGTTCGTCTATCTTATCCTCCTTTATTTCTCTGCGCCTCTATTTTCATAGCAGCGATGTCTTCTTGTGATTTTAGCTTTTCTTCGTCTAAATCTAAACGTTTTTCTGCAATTTCTTTATCGTCGGCATTTTCTTGCGCTCTGATCTGTAGCTCTTGAGCTTTTAATTGCGTGATGGCATCGCCTTCGCCAGTGTTTAGAATCTCATCTAAACGTGGCATTAGTTGTTGCATTAATTCTAGTTGCGTTTGCGCCTTCATATTTTCTAGCATTGGGTTAGGCATCGGCGGTTGGCCTTGGGCTATGGCTTGCTGATTCATCATTTCTTGTTGTTGCATTTGCATTGCTAGTTCAGGATTCTGTTGTAATTCCAATTGTAGTTCTTGTTCAGCTTGTCCTTGGGCCAAGAGCGAGACGTGTTGTAACACATGACTAACAATCAGACTGACTATGGCTGGATTAGTTTGAATATATTTGTTCTCGACGAAGGCCAAATGGATTTCGATATGCGTTGCATGATCTTGTTCAGGAAAAGCTGTCGCTGGCATACCCATTAACATTGCTGCGTTCTCTGACGCTGGGTCAGTTGGTGCTGGCGGTGGTGGGTCTGGTAGAAATAAAGTATCTACATTTTCAGTACCAAGAGCCTCGTACATACGACGATAGGCTTCTTTGATGTTGTGAATGTCTGGATTGCTTTGTACCAATTGTAATTCTTGTTGTGCCAAAGATATTCTTTGTGACATTGAGAAAAAGTTTGGGTCACTAACTGGGATAATATCGATACGGCCATCAAAGTCTGTTTGTTTAATACTTTGATCGCCACCAATAATTTGGTAGGGATATTCAGCTGGGAGAGTTTCAGCAAACAATCTAGCTAAAATTTTAAATTCTGTTTTTTGTGCGTAGTGTAATCTTTTGTGTACTGCTGACATAACTCGCGTGCCTTGTTCAAGCAACGCCATAGTGGTGCCAACTGGTAATTCTTGATTACCTTCACCAACTTGTAAATTAGTAGTTGACGCAAATCTTTGCCCGGCATCTACACAAGTTCCCATCAGAGCTAATAAAGTCTGTGATGGTTCTTTATATGGTAGTGGTACTAGAGAATCTTTTAGCGCTCCGCCTGGAGCATCGACGTCTCTAAACTCGCCGGGCTCTAGAGGAGTTTCATCGTCCCTGATTCTTAATCCTCTAGCTTTGAAACCGGCGGGCAAGTTGCTCAAAGTACCGGCATCTATTAACTGTCTTAAAGCAGCAGTTGCCGTTCTGGATAGCCCACCGATCATGTGGATTAGGCCGAACCCATAGAAGCCTAAACCAGGTAAAAACTTGTAGTGTACGAAGTACTGTATTTTTTGTTTGAGTGGATCGTCTTCGCGATAATTACGACGAATCGATAAAATCTTAGAAGAAGTTTTATCTATTGTGATTATGTATGGTATGTGCATCCCGTCGGGATCTTCAAACCCAGGCAAGTCTAACGAAACATGAAACTCTAAAAGTTCGTACATCATGTCCGAAGTATTTTCGATACCTTCTAGCTCATCTGTTTTATCTTCAACATCGGTCACACCCATTTCCGAAGGTTTGATTTCTATGTCTAAGTAAGCGCCACTTAATTGTTGGGCACGAACTTCGTTGTGTGTCATCTTGACAATGTGTGTAACACGTTCGCAAGTATTTATGTCACTAGCAGAATACGGTACCAATAAATCTTCGACTGGGACAAACAGACTGCAAGCTCTTTGCTTCATGGTGTCGTAGTAAACTTTTTTAAACGCCGAACCTGCTAGGGGTAAATAAAATAAGAGTTGATCCATTTCTGGTGTGTACTCTTCCATTTCCGTAGTGATCTGATAATTCATAAACTCTTGCACACGGCTGGATTGCATTTCTACTTCTGGTGTTACTGCACCCATGATCTGAGTTTTGACTGGACCTTTGGATGGTAATAATTCTTTAAATGCTTGAGCTTGAAATTGCGTAACAGCTTCAGCCATCATTGGGTGAGTTACTCCAGAAGCACCAGGGAAAGGTCGGTCACGATCTTCGTATTTAAAACCAAGTAAATCTAAACCTCTAATGTAAGTATCTTCCCATTCTTCCCGACTGCTTTGGTCATCTTCAAAATCTCCCATTAGCTGAGAACTTAAGGCACCTAGTTCGCCTTCATCTACGAACTCAGCTAAGTTTGCATCAAATGGCGTTTCGGCCATCGTCTCTTCGTCGGGAAAATAATTTACCTCTGCTGAACCATCAGCAGCAAACTCAACATCAACTTCGGTGTCGGTTGGGTTTGGCGTTTCTATTTCTACAGTTTCACCAGACTCAACATCTAAATCAATTAGATCAGAGAGTCGTTCGATATTTGTAGGTGTGTTGTTTGACATATATTAATAAAAAACTTTTAATTTTCTAGGCTCATTATCATCCATATCGTCATCAGATGCTAGTCCTATGAAACCGCCTTGACGATAACGCATTAAAGCCTGTGTCGTAGAGTCTACCAAATCATCGTGGTCACCAAAAGGGAAAGCTGCACATTCTTCAATTAGTTCTTCTGCCCAACGTGTATCTGGAGCATAAACCATGCCTGCTTCTAACAGTGGTGAAACTGCATTAACTCGAGCGATCTTGTCTTGCCCACGTCCAGGCGTAAAATTTACTACGGGTATGCCCATTTGTCTGAGTTCATGTGTTAATGGCATACCAGAAGCTTTGGCTTCAACAATAACCGTGTCGGGTTCCCAATATTCATACTCTTTTAGGGCTTGACGTTTTAGGTCTGGAAAGTCCCAACGTCCTTTTTTCACGTCTAAGAGCAATAAAGCTGGTCGATTGGTGTGTTGATCGGGCATAAATACACACCAAGTAGTAATAGCAGAGTAATCTGCCGTTTCATTCTTAGAAAACGCCGTATCATACGACTGAATCACGTATTGCATTTCTGGAATGTCGTCTTGTTCCCAAGTTTGCCACCATTCACGCTTTAAAATTGCACCTTCTTCGGAAGTTGGGTTCTGTAGCCACTGCGCAGACCACTTTGAAACTGGTAAAGACGCCTTAATTGACTCTAATTCTTCTATTTTCCAAAACTCAGGCCACAGTGGGTTGTTAGTATCAGGAAAAATAGCCGGAAACTCGACAACTTCCCACTGATCTGCCTTTTCTTCGGATTGTTTGGCTAATAATCGGCCGGTTAAGTCCTTGGTGCTCCATCTAGTCATCACTACAACGATAGATCCGCCAGGTTGTAGCCTTTGTCTTGGTCCAGAACTGTAATATTCCCACGCATTGTCCAATGATCTAGGTGACATAGCGTCTTGTTCCGAGTGAATATCGTCTAACACCAGTAAATCGGCACCACGTCCAGTCACCGCACCACCAATACCAGCATAAAAGGCCTCACCACCCTTGTTAGTTTCCCACCTTCCGGCTGATTTGTTATCGGCTTTGAGTGAAACATCAGGAAAAACTTGTTTGTATTCTTCGGAATCAATTAAATCACGTACTTTACGACCAAATCTAAAGGCTAGTTCAGCGGTGTGGGTAATTTGCATAAGCTTGAGCTTTGGATTTATGCCTAATAACCAGCTAGGAAAGAACACCGAGGCAAATTCTGACTTGGTGTGACGTGGTGGCATGTTAACAATAAGTCTTTTGATCTTGCCTTTAGCTACATCCTCTAGTTTTTTGGCAAATATTTTATGATGTTCGCCTTGCACAAAGTCTGGCCACATGTGTTTTATGTAAGTAATGAAATCATCACTGCCTTCTTTCTGCAATAATTTAGAATCTAAAGCTTGCGTGTACGACAAGAGTTCTTTAGCAGCGTCTGGATAAAGTTCTGCTAACTTTTCTAAATCAAAATTTTTATCTGTCATACTAGTTTCCAGAATCGTACTCTTTCAAAGCTTTCCAATACTCTTTTAATTTTACTCTAACTTTGTACCAAAAAATATTCATCCCTCTTGGATTTGAGTTTTCACCTATCATAGCAATAATACATAAAAATAATGTCGTATATAAAATAAATTCGGCCATAATGTTTTTTCATATCTATTCCTTTTCTTTGTATTCGACTATATTTTTACACCACCAGTAGAGTAAATCTTCACTTAGACTGTGTTTTAGTATATTAACGCGACTACAAACTAATTGAATATTATTAGGAATATACCAGATATTTGGATCTATTCTATCTATTGAGACATTTAAATCTTTTTTACCTTGTCCGTCTTTGTGATACGTCATGATTAAACCAGTCAAAGCACAGCGTCCAGCTTGAGCTTGCCAGATAGCTACTAAGTCTTCTACTTCTATATCCCAAACTACTTCAGGGTGATCTTTGGTACGTGAGGATTTTAAATGACTGTATAAATTTTTTAGATAGGCTTCTGGAGTTTTACTTTTCTTTCTATTTTGTACAACTCGGCGACAACTGGGGCAGGTATTTCGATAAAAAACACCTTTTGAATTTTTTGCTTCAAAACTGGCTAAAGGGAAGGTTTTACTACAACCCAAGCACTTTCTCTCTTTCATGGCAAAATCATCTTACACTATCTAAGACCACTAAACACTTTTCGGAAAAATTTTAAAATATTTTTTTCAGCCAAAAGTAAAGGTTTTATTAACAAAAATAAGGGGGGTCGGGTCTTCGATTATCTGGAATCTTTTTTTGTGTGTATTTTCTTTCACATAGTACACATACATGTTTATTGTTGTTGGGGGGGATGGGGCGTCTAAGACGATAAGGAGCTGACGCACTTCTAGTGTGGGCAAAAATTGACAACACTATATGTTGTGGTTTAAGTCTCT